GGGGCAAGGTTCGCCGTCCTCTCTTCAAGGTAGACCTTCTGATGAGAGTCTAAATACCTAGGATCTGTCTCTTCATGGCCGGACTGAACTTTATGTCTGCCAAGGAAGAGGCCCGCATTAAGGAACTCGATTTGATGTGGGATGCGATCTGTGCCTTTAAGATCGCAATGCAGAGAAGTGCTATTAATATTAAGGTAAGTGCTATGTCGATACGACTTTCCAATCGACATTTCTAGACCAACTTCCTTCCCTATCTGGATATGTTTTTCCCAGTTCTCTTTGGGTGAGCAATAAAGCATATCATCCCCGTTGACAAGAACATGTCTGAGGATCTCACCACACGACCATTTCTGAAATCTCCCTTGGTTCGCGAGGAGATAGACGCCAAGGTTGGCCAGGCACAATATTGGAAAGGATAATATTGAACCCATAAGCTGGCCACGACTCATGACCCCCGCCCTTTCGGGCCCTCCCTTCTGAGGGTAGAATAGGTTATGAGGACCTAGAACCTGCCGAGCTATGGCTTGGTCGTCTTCAGAAAGACCACTGATGATATGTTCAAAGATCTGTCCAGAATAATGCCAGGACAGGCCATCAGTGGCGGCCGAGTAGTCAATTGAAAACCACTCGTCCGTCGGCGCAGCTTTCTCCATTAAGGGGAAGAGGTCTGCTGGCCGAAATGGTCGCGAAACTAGCTGGAACCCTGGTATGTTCTTCAGGGAATTCCAGATTGATCGCTGCAACGGTTTCATGCAGTAATAGGGTATCGCATCTCCTTTCGAGATGACACGGATCTTCAGAGGCTCAAGCACCGCCTGGATGGTGGCATTACACATCGCAGGGCGCCTCTGTAAATAGGACCTTATAGCTTTTCTTATGGATTCATCCTCCGCCTCAGGCGTGATCTGGGATTCGTACCTCTTCAGGTCGTTTTCGACCTTGGTTTCATGTTCATTAATGTAACTAAAGTACGCATCCCTGATTTCGTAAATAGCAGCTATCTTATCATAGGTCATCCACCAATCCGACTCACAAAGGAGTTCGTGGTGCTCATGTAGGTCTTTGTCCAACTCCCGGCAGACAACCTCTTTCGGTCTAGGGTTATAGGGGTCCACGTAACGTGATACGTCAAACGTACCGGCGTCAGGATCTAATTCCTTAACATCCGAACAGGTGTAGTCAAATTCGCCAGGACCATAGTACTCGTAGGTTCTTCGAGTCCTAGGTAGACTAAGGCAGCAAACGCCTGCCCTGTAAAGACTTTCATAATTTGTCTTAAGATAGGCTAAATCTCTCCTGAGGTAGATGAACGATTCATCGTAGCTATCAAAACGAAGATCAGCGTCACCCCTCGTCCACTCCTCTAACGTGGTACGGAACTTGGAGTATCTTTCTCTGTACTCCGACAACTCTTTCTGATCGCCCTCGTAGTATACGGGGATCAACCTGCGCTCACGGACTTGTCGACTAATCTGGCGAAGGGAACTAATCCTTGCCACTTCATCGCACGTGATACGACAGATATTCGTACGTATACTCTCTTCATCCCATTCGGACTGTTGCTTCTCATAGTCCTTATAGTAGCGTTTCAGAAACTCTCTCTTCCCTTTAATCATCGACATTCTCCAGTCTTCTTCTCCGGGTGGAACGTATTCAACTTTGAGAACGTTGGCTTTGACGCCGTCCCTTGTATGGACTACAGGGGCCCACTGCATCCTGTGGAGAACTTTGATACATATCGGATACCGGGTCGCCATACCAATCACTTTGCCCAAGACATCAGTGGTGGTTTGGTCAATCCAGGAGTAAATAGGGTTGCCCACTGACTCACAAAAGTCAAGCAACGAACCTTGCTGTCCACCCTCAGCTCTCGAGTTTTCGAAGCTGGCGTTGGTGGAAGGTTGACGTTCAAAGAAGGTGCCTAATTTCTCGGCATCCCGTTTGACGTCATCGGCAACGGTCTTGAGAACCAGTTGAAAGGTCTCATCCCTAAAGACTTCGGCGATTGTGTTCACGTCGCCGTCGTCCTCCTTCGTTAGGGTCTTAAAATGTTCTTTATATGTATCAGCAACATAGGCTTCACTAAGAGGTAGAGCGCCTCTCTTAGCCTGGAGCCAGGAATACCAAAGATGCGTATTCCGTCGGTTAAAGCAGACCAGCCGTGGCTTTAGCCATTTCTTAGCTCGTCCCTTTGGGAAGAAATCGTTCCCAGAACTCTTTGGAGGTTCATTACGCAAATACTTGGCGAGTGGGTAGGTGAGGAAGTGTTTCACACTTTTTAACCACACCTGCTCGTCGAGTAGCGCGTAGAAATGGGCCTTGAATTGTGATCCGAGATCTTGGACCACATCAAGAGGACAGTCGTGATGAAGAAGAACAATCATCATGGCTTCAAGAATAGCGTCTGTGCGTTTCTTACAGATCTCTTCTACTGTCCTACGTAGTTCTGGTGGATCAGGTTGTTTCCGTTTCTCTCTCTCTTTCTTACGGAGCTCCTTCTTCTCAATTCTCTCTCTTTTCTTTTCCTCCTCACTCAACTCCCTCACAAATACTCCTCTATTTTCCGGATCATAGAGGGTCGACTCGTCAGACAGACGATCTTTTTCTTCTTCTTCCATAAGGGAAGAAAGGACATCAACAGAAGCTAGT